GGGGTTGTGATTTGATTACTTGTACTACTTGTACTACTTGTACCTGCACTATTAGTAGCAGTAACAGTAAATGTATAATTTGTTACTGGTGATAATCCAGACACAGCTATTGTTCCAGATCCTGCTTGACTTAATGTTCCTGTAAGTCCGCCCGGACTACTTGTTGCAGTATAAGAAGTAATTGTTGCACCACCGTTACTACTTGGCGCAGTAAATGCTACTGTTGCCGAGGTTGGTCCAGTAGCTGTAGCTATTCCGATCGTTGGTGCTGACGGTGCTGACAGAGTCATTGCCGGAGTCACGCTATTACTTGCGCTAGATGATGTACTTGTACCGGCTGAGTTAGTTGCGGTTACTGTGAACGTGTACGAGCTATTACTTAACCCAGAAATAACAATTGGTGATGTGGCCGATGATCCTGTAAATCCGCCCGGCGATGATGTTGCGGTGTACGTTGTAATCGTTGCGCCTCCGATGTCGGAAGGCGCCAAGAACGCAACACTGGCGCTTAAATAACCTGTCGTTGCTGTTCCAATAGTTGGTGCTAAAGGAACATTTGCTATTACAGCACTAGTTACATTTGAAGTAGCAGATACTAATCCGCCTGCATTTGTAGCAGTTACAGCACATTGAATGGTATAACCAACATATGCAGAAGAAATAACATATGTACTTGAAGTTGCACCCGGTATATTTGTTGTGCCAAATTGCCATTGATATGCATAAGTTATTGTAGCACTTCCAGTCCATGTACCGGTAGTAGTCGACAATGTCTGTCTTGCTTGAGCTGTTCCTGTCACTGCTGGAGCAACTATGTTAGTTGGTGGTATTGTCGATGGATATGCGTCATCTGTTTGGATTGCTGCTATGTGTTGATATCCAGCAGCAACCTGTTTCCAATTGGTTAATGAACCTACTTGTATTGGAGAAGAATAATATACTCCTGTTCCATTACCTAATTGGCTAACATTATTCCATCCCCATGTCCATAGAGTTCCGTCTGATTTAATTGCTGCTGTATGGCCAAATCCACATGCCGCTTGTTTCCAATTGGTTAATGCACCTACTTGGGCTGGAGAGGAATAATTAATAACGTTTCCATTACCTAATTGACCATATGCATCATATCCCCATGTCCATAGAGTTCCATCTGTTTTAACCGTTACTGTATGATACTGTCCACATGCCACTTGTTTCCAATTGGTTAATACTCCTACTTGGATTGGAGAGGAATAATCAGTTGTTGTTCCATTACCTAATGCTCCGAAAGGTTGAACTCCCCATGTCCATAAAGTACCATCAGTTTTAATTGCTGCTGTATGAATAGTTCCACATGCAACATAATTCCAATTGGTTAATACTCCTACTTGGATTGGTAAGGATTTATTAACAGTAGTTTTATCTCCTAATTGGGCAAAACGATTATATCCGCATGTCCATAAAGTACCATCAGTTTTAATTGCCGCAGTGTGGTATGTTCCACCTGCTACTTGTTTCCAATTGGTTGACGAACCTACTTGGATTGGAGAGGAATAATCAGTTGTTGTTCCATTACCTAATGCTCCAAAAACATTATATCCGCATGTCCATAAAGTACCATCAGTTTTAATTGCTGCTATATGATACTGTCCACATGCTACTTGTTTCCAATTGGTCGACGAACCTACTTGGATTGGAGAGGAATAACTGGTTATAGTTCCATTACCTAATTGGCCATAATTATTCCATCCGCATGTCCATAAAGTACCATCAGTTTTAATTGCTGCTGTATGGAGCTGACCACCTGCTACTTGTTTCCAATTAGTTAATGACCCTACTTGGATTGGAGAGGAATAATTAGTTGTTGTTCCATTACCTAATTGACCATTCCCATTATATCCGCACATCTGCAATCCAGCATTCAAAAACAATTCCTTACGAACAAACATATCTGCCATATCAACATATGTATTCGACGAGGTTTGTGTCGAGTTTATAATAGGAAATTTAAAACCCGAAGGAGTATTAGCCATTATTTTTCCTTAAATATAACCGTCTGAAATACCAAAAGTGAAACTAGGCCCGGTTGTAACTTGTTTCCATGTAGTTAACGAGCCTACTTGAATTGGTGATGAGTAAAAGATAGTAGTATTGTTACCCAATTGTCCTGCTACATTATATCCCCAAGTCCATAAAGTACCGTCAGTTTTAATTGCTGCCACCGAGATAATATTATTTTTTATAGATACGGTTTTCCAATTAGTTAATGAACCAACTTGGATCGGGGAGGAATAATAAATGCCGGCACTATATCCACATGTCCATAACGAGCCGTCAGTTTTCACTGCCATAAAGAAGTTATTTATATCAACTTGTTTCCATGTAGTACTTGTTCCGACTTGCAATGGGGAGGAATAACTAACTGCTGATATATTAACGCCTAGTTGTCCGTAAATATTCTGGCCCCATGCCCACATCGTCCCATCTTGTTTTATTGCCATAACGGAGTTACCATAACCGCAAGAAACCTGTTTCCAGTTGGTAGATGTGCCTACTTGAATCGGTGTGGAAGCGTTAGTTGTTGTTCCGTCACCTAGGTTACCGAACAGATTGCTTCCCCACATCCAGAGAGATCCGTCAATCTTTATCGCAGCGGAATAATAATTAGAGCATACAACTTGTTTCCATGGTACTGCCGAAGTAATCTGAATCGGTGATGAATAAGATATTCCGTTCGCCAAATTATTTCCTAACGAACCTCCTCCACTATATCCCCAAGTCCACAGAGACCCGTCAGTTCGTATCGCAGCAGCGAAAACATTTCCACAAGAAACTTGTTGCCAGTTAGTTCCTGTTCCAACTTGTATCGGTGAGTTAGTTGAGATTGCAGTCGATATCCCCAATTTTCCAGAATCATTACTCCCCCACGACCATAATGTGCCATCGATTTTAACAGCTGATACAAAATTAGTGCCACCGCAAGAAATCTGTTTCCAGTTAGTCAGCGATCCGATTTGAAGGGGTGATGAATACTTTATATTTGTTGTTCCGTTGACTAGCAATCCTTGACCATACCCGTCGCTCCCCCATCCCCATAATCCCGAACTTGTTCTTGATCCTAATTGAGATGCAATATTAGGATATGTATCTAGTAAATAGGATTTAGTAATATATCTCTGCCCTAAATCTTGAGTAACATTAGTATTAGGATCTACTACACTAAATCCAGTAAACGGCTGATATGGTCCAAAATTAGCTGGCATCTGGTGCTCCGAATATTAGTGGTAGCGCAGGTGTTAAACTAGAATAAATTTCTTTTAATTTATCAATGTCAGAAGTATTGTTAATTTGCGTAGCAATAGTTAGCTCCCAATCAAATTGTGCTTGAACATAATCGTGTATGGTATTCACTATTGTCTGCATATCAATCGGTGTTAATGGGACAAACTCTGCACCTAGTTTGTAATTAATAGAATTCGTACCCATTGAGGATAACAGCGTCAAAAAATGTATTCTCGAATCTTTATCTGTCGGTACATTAATTTCGCCAACAGTAACCTTTACTGTAGTTCCTGCATTTTCTTTTGTGTTTCTTACTCTTACCGCAATTTCAATTAATGATCCTTGAATGTGCCCGAATAATCTATCTTGTTTTTGATAAGTTGTAAATGCTTGATTGTCATCATATGTGTAAAATGGTCCTACCGGTTCTTCAAACATCGGATCCATGTCAGGCATTTCAGTGTTGACTATAGGAAATATTTCAAATCCTTCCCCTACTTCTACATATCCAGGTTCTACTTGCGGTACTTGATATTGAAAAGATATTTCTCTATTTTCAAACAACTCATCAAATTCTATTTGAATAAATCGCGGTCTCCAATCGATAGGACCCAATAATACTTGTTCTTGATTTAATACTATGAGATATTGCATTTTAATTTCCGTTTATGTTATATCTGCGAATTTGATTGCTGAGGTAAATGAAGTGGTGAAACCGCCAGCGACTTGCTTCCAATTGGTCGACGAACCTACTTGGATTGGAGAGGAATAATTGGTTACAGTTCCATTACCTAATTGTCCAACGTTATTATAGCCCCAAGTCCATAAAGTTCCATTAGTTTGTAACGCTATTATATGATATTTACCGCAAGATACTTGTTTCCAACTAGTCAATGAACCTACTTGAATTGGAGAAGAATAATATATAGTTAAACTATTACCTAATTGTCCGTACTGATTCCCGCCCCAGGTCCATAAAGATCCGTCTGTTTTTATTGCAGCAGTATGATAATATCCGCAAGAGATTTGTTTCCAATTGGTTAATGAACCTACTTGAATTGGAGAAGAATAATATATAGTTAAACTGTTACCTAATTGTCCTTGGGCATTATATCCGCAACACCATAACGTACCATCGGTTTTTATTAATGATGTATAAAGGTAACCTCCAGAGACTTGCTTCCAATTAGTTAATGATCCTACCTGTATCGGTGAGGAATAGTAAAGATTAACGGTACCATTGCATAATTGTCCGTAATTGTTATTACCCCAGGTCCATAGTGTCCCATTAGATTGTATTGCTGCTGTATGATAATATCCGCCGGCTACTTGCTTCCAACTATTTACTGTTCCTATTAGCACTGGTGAACTTTGATTAGATAATATAGGATCGTTATTACCAAGACATCCGTAAGAATTTTGACCCCAAGCCCATAATGTTCCATCGGTCGTTACAACTGACGTATGTCTATATCCGCAAGAGATTTGTTTCCAATTGGTTAATGAACCTACTTGGATTGGAGAGGAATAATTAGTAGTTACACTATTTCCCAATTGTCCTTGGGCATTATATCCACAAGACCACAAAGTACCATCAGTTTTACTTGCTGTTATAAATCCGGACCCTAAAATAATTCGTTTCCAACTAGTCAATGAACCTATTTGAATTGGAGATGAATACAGATTAATAGAATTATTACCTACTTGTCCGTAAATATTATTCCCCCAACTAAAGATAGTATTACCAACAAACTGATCAATCAACCATGCGTCAGTAATATACTCGTCGTCAAGGTCTGTTGCGCCAAATGCAGAATCGGCCTTTTGAAAATTACTAGTATTACCGGTTGCCATTACTTATTCTCTAATGCATCTAATCTTGCCGCTAATTCTTTGTTTGACTCGATTAAGTATCCAATTATACCATTATAGTTAACACTTTTAAGTCCATTACTTTCACTTACTAACCACGGTAAAATCTTTTCAACTATTTGAGCAATTGTACCAGCAGACTTAATTCCGTTATCTTTCAAGTTAAATTCAAACCCGCCTAATTGTTTAATTATTTCAGTTGCATTGACAATTGGAGTGATATTAGTTTTTTGTGTTTCGTCAGATAATGATTGAAATAATGTCGTATACAATGTACCAAAATATGGATTAAAATATAAATTTGACGGTGATACAGATGTAGTATTTGTATATCCGGTACTATTATTTTGTAAACCTAAGAAATATGTAGAATTTGATGATGTGGTTGTTAATGATGTACCGTTATTACTAATGATACCGTTATTAATAGAAATACTAGTTCCGTCAACTAACACCCCGCCTAATTGTGTAGTGCTTGCAGTTGCTAGACTAATTGTACCGCTTGTGTTATTAATTCCACTTGTTGCAACTGCCGGAACAATTACTCCGCCTAATGCACTAGTAGTTGACGCTGGTAAAGTATATTGCGCCGCACTAATAACACCACTACTTGCAGTAATAGTAGTTCCGTCAACCTTTGCTGCACCAAAAATACTAGAAGATGCAAGTGGTAATAAACTAGACGGCACTGTACCTGTTGTTAAATTAGAAGCATTTAATGAAGTTAAACTTGCTCCTGATCCTGAAAAAAGTAATGCTGCAATTGTACCTGATGATGTTAAACTTGGCACTGTACCCAACCCAACTGTAATTGTGTTTGTTGAATTGTTAGTTATCAAAGCAATGCCATTCGCCGGAGTAAAGGTTAGACTACTGTTTATACTTGCCGGTACTAATGTTGCTTGACCTGTAACTAGTATATTGCTATAAAATGGGAATGATGAGCTAATGGTAATAGATTTTGAAGTTGCATTTGTTGTTAGTCCGATACCCGATCCTGCAACTAAGGTAAGTGTATCTCCTGCCGATCCTGCTGTTAGTGTAGGGTTCCCAGCAGAAGCAATTATACCAAACGAGGTAGGAGTTGGCACAAGTGGTGAAATAATTGCGGTGCCTGGGGGAGAGGATGTTACAGTAGTAGGTGTAGTTAATGGTTGTATAGTTTCGATATAAGATGCAACATAGGTTAATTTTGATCCAGAGTATCCAGTGTTCGCTGTTGCAGATAATGTTAGTGTACTATTTGTTACTGTAGCAGTTAGCGTAACCAATGAATCTTGAATCGATGTTCTGCCATAAATCGATAATGTTGCTTGTCCCGGTCTTGCAACTACCGATACTTGCATTGTTTCTTTTGAATTCGAATCGTACTCTACAGTGACAAAATATGATGCACTTGAAAACTCACCTACGTGCCATTGGTCAACCGCAGTATTATTGTAAACTTGAATCCATGGATTTTTGAAAGACAAATCTTTTTGCAGTTTGATCGTATTTCTCTGGCCTTGTGAGATGTAATTGGTTATATTAAACATGATTCGATCCTCTCATGTATTTATCGAGAAAAGAACTTTAAAAAGATGAAATTTTGGGTAAAAATAAAGCGTATATTTCTATACGCTTTTTTATTAAATTGCGTTTGCGTATACAAAATACGAATATTGATTAGGCGCTGTACAAATGATAGTATAATAATATTGATTTGTTCTATTTATAGTTGCTGACGGACCGGCTCCGATAAGAGTAGCTGTATAGCCGTTTACTACTACAGTTGGGTTATATGCTGTGCCGCCTTGTGGAACTAACACAGATATAGGTAATGCATAGTTAACTGATAATGAAATACCGGCAAGATCTAATGTCCAAGCCGAACTGACAACACTTCCGGCAGTTGTTATGTTAGTTACTGTTCCTGCACCTGGCGTAGTGCCGCCTGTTGCTGTAATTGTAATAGAGGTCGAACTTACTATACTTGCTACTGTAACTGCACCAGTACCTATTGATCCGGTTCCTGCTACAGCAAGTATTACCTGACTTACTACTAGGCCCGAAGTTGAAGTCATGCCAGTAATTGTAGCGGTCCAAGGACCGGTCCCGCTAATACTACCAACTGTGCCAGAATAGCTTACATAATAACTTGCTAAATTAATGAATGTACCGAATGTATTAATAGGAACAGTAACATAGTTACTGCCAATTGCTAAGTTTTCAGTAAATATCCCTTGCTGAATTGCTGGTAGCTGTATAATCGATGCCGAACTAATTCTAGGTAATCTTCTCATTGTTAGTTACCTATATTAAATTGCCACTACCCACACAGTATAAGAATACTGATTAGGTGCTGTACAGATAATTGTATAATAATATGCATTAGTTCTACTTATTGTACCACCATTACCCGCTCCGATAAGTGTAGGAGCAATACCATTTATTAGCAAAGATGGGTTATATGCTACACCACCTTGTGGAATTAAAACTGTGATAGTTAACGTATAGTTAACTGATAAAATCACGCCGGTAAAATCTAAATACCAGGTGTTTGCTGTCGGAGCATTAACCAATTGGATTAATGTTCCTACTGTGTTAATTGGAATAGTTGCATACGTACCGTTGCCAGGTGCAGCCAGTGGATAGTAATAGTATCCTTGCTGAATTGCTGGTAGCTGTATAATCGATGCCGAACTAATTCTAGGTAATCTTCTCATTGTGTCTCCTATTTAATTAGTGTTGTGGGGGAAATGACTCCCCCACAATCTAATCTATTATACTGCTTCTTGGATACCTGTTGCGATTGCGCTTACCTGTGCCTGTGAACTAGAAACATACAAGTAAGTGTTCGGCGGAACTAATATACCAGTTCTTTCAAATGTACCGTTCGGTGATAATGCAACATCGTGTTCAAGGAAGTCAGTGAACGACGGTTGTGAGTTAATTACCATTACGTTTGTACCGGCTGTGTAGTTGCCCGGAACAGTACCTGTTGCGTTTGTAATCGGCCATGTAGCACCATTCAATGTAGCTGAAAGCATAATTCTTCTGCTATCAAGAACCGCCTTAACATAATACATTGGTACTGCGTAGAAACCACTAACTGTTGTCTGCGATGACCATGCAGCAGCAAATGTTATTGCTGTAGAACTTGGCCAACTTGACGCTACTGTAATAGTTGTAGTAGATACAGTAAGTACATAGTATGTTTGGAACGGTACTAAACCACTCGTAGAAGTCAACGGTGATAATGGGTTAGTGAACATAATCGGTTGACCTACTACTAGTAAGTTTGCTGCACTAGAGTTGATTGTAATGTTACCGTTTGTAGCAACTGCTGTTACGATGAACGGAGTACCGTATGTTGGAGCACCGTTGTATGAACCTGCTGCTAATGTTGCCGAAACACCAAATGTTGCACCGCTTACTGCTGTGAATGTTACAGGAGTATTTGGAACAAAGAATGTGTTTGTAGCACCTTGTGCTTGTGCAAGTGTAATAATGTTACTATCGATCTTAACAAGTGTATTACCGGCTGCTTGTGGTACTGCACTAGGTAATGTTAATGTTAAACCGCTTGCAGTCGCAGATGATGTTGCAATCTGGAATGTATTCGGTGTAGGTGTTGATAAGATAAAGTAAGTTGAATACGGTACTAATGAAGAGCCTAATGAACTTACAATCTGCATAGTTAACACGTTAGTTTCAGTAACCCACGATAATGTAGCACCGCTTGGTGTCGAAGTTAAAGTGAATGTGTTATTATCTAATACCGCTTTAATATAATATGTTGTACCAGGTTGAATAGTACCACTTGTTTGGTTGGTATAACCGTAACCAGTGAATACTACTGCTTGGTTAGCACTTAATAATGCTGTACCGTTCGGAGTATACAAGTTGCTACCGGTAATTGCAGTGATATTAATCTGCGAACCGGTGAATGCAATTGGTAATGACGGTCCAATAACGTTTGACATATTAGTTAATGCATTTGCGTTTGAAGCAGTTAATGTCATATAACCGTATGTTGTTGTAGCAATTGCAACCGCTGTACCAGCAATCGCGTTAGCTAATGTAGTAGCTACTGTAAATGTTGTTACACTTGGAATTGTAGCAATATAATATGTTACATAAGAACCAATATTACCTGTCGAGGTTGGAGCAAATGCAGTACCTGTAATAAACACAGGTTGTCCAATCGTCATCAATGCAGTTGACTGCTGAACAGTAACAGCACCAGTACCTTGTGTTAAGATAGCAACCTGACCACCCCATGTTAACGATACTGTAAACTGTGTTGAGTTAATAATCTGCGCAACATAGTAAGTAACAGCTGATGTTAACGATCCAAACATGCTTGACCCAAATACAATCGGCATACCTACTGCTAATGCTGAAGTACTTAAACATGTAATATAGTTAGTACCATATGATGTATTAGTTACAAGTGCAAGGTTACCAGTAGTAAAGATGTTCGTTGAAGTAGTACCGCTGTAAATTGGCATCGGTTCTGTAATCATTACGTTTGATGCCGGAACCCATGTTGTCAACGGAACCATCATCATTGTCTGCGTTGTACCAGTGTTGTTAACTGCTGATAATGTTAATGCCGAACCGCCCGGTGTGGTTGAAATTGCAATTGTACCAGAAACTGGGTTAACTGCCTGTACATAATAAATTGTACCTTGTGTAACACCGCCAAGTACTGCGCCGCCGATTGTGCTATAGAACACAACTGCTTGGTTCTGCTGTAATCTTGATGGTGATTGAGTAACTGTAATCGAGCCAGTAGTTGTTTGATGTGTTAACAATGCACCATTGATGGTTTGTAGAACAGTTGTAGTGTTAGTAGCAACACCAATTGAGTTAACTGGTGCTGTAGTAACTGCAAATCTCTTTTCGTCGTAAACAAATAAGACATAGTAGATAGTGTTCGCTGCTAAGAAGCCTAATGTACCACTAAATGCTACTGCCATACCTGGATATAACGCAAATGTATTACTTGCAGTAACTAACATTGTACCATTAACAGATGCAGTAGCAGTTACAGCAAATGTTTGTGTTTGCAATACTGCTGTACCATTGTTGGTTGAGTTAAAACTTATTGCTCTGTAACATCCAACCTGCGCAGTTGTTGTACCTGTGGTAGTTGTTAACGCTAATTGGTTACCGGCTGCGCCCGGTACTGTACTTACTATAAATGTTGTCGAGCTACCAATGTTCGTAACATAATATGTTACACCATAGTTAGAACCAGCAGTTAAGCCGCCTACATATGATGCTGCAACAAATGTTATTGGTTGGTTGAGCTGCAAGAATGAAGTTGTTTCAGACATTGTTGCACTACCGCTACCGCTTAAGATAACGTCTGGTCCGCCCCAGAACCCTGAAACAGTAAATGTTGTGCTTGACTGAACTGATGCAACATAGTAAGTAATACTAGTGTTAAGTCCGCAGAATGCAGCACTAAATGTTACCGCTTGTCCAACTACAAATGTTACAGTTGAAGATACTGTTAATAAGTTAGCAGTAGTTGTTGCGTTGCCGCTTACTGAATACCCTAAAGTAGTTAATACGTTAGTTGAGGTAGTAGTTGCACCAATTGTAAGTGCTGGTGTTGAGTTAAACGAGTATGCAATTGCAACACCAGTTGCACTTAACGGAAGTACTGCCATTGTATTTGCAGTCACACCTGTTAATGTTACTACGCCTCCGCCTGCCGAAGTCGAAACGTTAAATGTTGTTGCACTTAAAATTGCACTTACATAGTAAACAGTTGGATTAATAAGCTGGTTAACAGTAGCAGTTAAGCCGCCAATTGCACTACCAATGAATATAACTGGTTGGTTTACAGTTAACTGGGCAGTGCTTGAAACAGTGATTGCATAATTCGGACCAGTACCTGATGTAGCAGTTACCTGGATCGGAGCAACGACGGGCATTGGCATTAATCCTACGCCAGCTGGGCTAATACTTGCGCCTACTCTAGCAAGAACTAATGATGTAGCATTCGGTGTGCTTTGAACAACATAATTCTGTCCGTTAACACCGTATTGCTGTCCAAAAATTCCTTGTTGTGCTGCAAACTGCGTAGCTGTAGTAGTTAATGCGAATGCAGAACCGGTTGGTGTAGTAGAAATTGTAAATGTAGTTGAGCCGCCAATAGTTAATACATAATAAACTGTGCCAGCAACAATGTTACCAATAGCAGTAGTCGGATAAGTCATGTTGCCGAATACAATCGGCTGTCCAACAACTAAGTTCGTTGTGCTGTTACAAGTAATAATGTTTGTCGAAGTTGTAGTAGCTGTAACAATTACAGTTGGCGAGTTTAATATAACAGTTTGGGCAGATGAGTATGCCGCAGTCGATTGCTGTACATACATTGTTCCGCTACCAGCAGTTAATGTAACAATCGGTCCGCCGTACGTTAACGAAATATTGAGCTGTGTAGAGCTTGCAATTGCATTAACATAATAAGTTGTATTTGCACTAACACCGCCAAGTAATGTAGTACCGGTAAAGATAATCGGTTGTCCAACTGCTAAGTTTGCTGTGCTAGCTACAGTTACATAGTATGTTGGGCTAGTTGCCGATGTAGCACTTACAGTAATTAATGGGGTATAGTAAGCAAATGCGTCAACAATGTTATTAGCAATCGGAAGAGCAATAATCTGACCGCCACCTGTTAATGTAGCAACCGTTGAAGTTGTACCCGGTATACTCAACGCTGTTGAAATAGTGAATAATGTAGTCGAATCGATACTTCTAACGTAATATGTCGTGCCTGATGTAATACCAGTGTAAGGTGAGCCAACACTTGTTGAACCTTGAAACTGCAACGGTTGGTTGAGCCACAAGTTTGAAGTTGCTTGCTGTGCATTTACCGAACCAGTAGCAGTAGAAAGTGCGTAGTTCTGTCCGCCTAACGTTGGTGAAACAGTAAATGCAGTTGCTGTCGGAATCGATGACACATAATAAACCATGCCTGATACTAAGCCGCCTAATGCACCACTGAATACAACCGGCATACCAACTGTAAATGCATATGTAGAGTTTACAGTAATTAAGTTAGTTGTTGCAGTTGTTGCAGTAACAGCGTAAGCCTGCGATGCTATCTGGTTTGAAGATGTAGCCGAGCTAACAGTAAATATCGGTCTTGGCCCAATTAACGTCGGAATTGTACCAGTCGTTGCAGACAATGTAGTGATCTGTCCAAACGGTGATGTTGAAATAGTAAACTGTGTTAATGTCGGTACAGTTCTTACATAATAAGTTGTACTTGTTGTAGTACCGCCGAATGTTGTACCTGTTACAAATATCGGTTGCCCTGCACTTAGATTCGATGTTGCATGCTGCACGGTGCTGCTAGCAACAATTGACCCCGATGTCAGTACAATGATTGGTCCATTGTATGTGCCAGAAATCTGAATCGTTGTTGAACTAGTATTAACATACGTGATGTAGTAACTTAAATAGCCGGTGATAGTACCAGTTGCAGTTGATAAGCTAACTGCCGAACCGTATGGTGTTGTTGATACAGTAAAGGTCGTTGTATTTGGAATAGTTAAAATATAATATACTGTTCCGTAAGTAAGACCTCCAAGTGACCCGTTGAATACAATCGATTGCCCAATTGTAAGCCCAGTTGTGTTACCGGAAATACTGATCACGTTAGTGCTAGTTGTAGTACCGGTTACGCTCACAAAGCTAAAGATTCCGTTTGCTGTAGCATTTGCACCACTGTTGAATAAGAATGTAACTGGCTGGCCTGCTGCAAGGGTAGCAACAGAAGCAACTGTAATATCAGTAGTAGTAGCACTTGACGCTGAAACAGTTGAAGTTGTATAGGTATTGTTTAATGCGTAAATTGCACCAGTTGCAGTTGAAGTACCTAATGAAATTGTAGGAATAATCGACTGGAATGCTGCAAGTTGTGAGCCTGATGCAACTGTTGTTAATGCAAATGCACTTGGCGCACTGTTAATGCTTGAAATTGCAAACGATGTAAGTGATGTTACACTATAAACATAGTAAACTACCCCTGGCGTAACAGTACTAAAAGTACCTTGCTGTGCTGTTACAGTAGCTGTAGCATTGGATTGTGCAAATACACCGCCACCCGATGTTAACGAAATTGTAAATGTTGTAGTACTTGGTGTAGTTGATACGTAGTATACAGTGTTAGCTGTAATACTACCAATTGCACCACTGAAGATAATCGGCTGATTAGCAACAAGGTTTACAGTGTTATTACAAGTTATAAGACTTCCTGAAGTTGCAGTAGCAGTTACCTGGATCGTTACGTTACCAATCTGTAATGGTTGATTTACTGCTAATCCTGTAGTTGCCTGTGACATTGTTACAGAACCGGTAGCAGTAATTAACGGAAACGCAACTCCGCCTTGACTTGCAGAAACAACTAACTGTGTAGTGTTGTACACGTTTAATACATAGTAAACAGTATTAATTGCAAGACCTCCAATCGCAGCACTGAATACGACTGGTTGTCCTGGTACAAAGTTTGAAGTATTTGTAACAGTAATTAAGTTTGTACTTACAGTTGTAGCTGTTACAGTTGTTGAGTAAGTGTTAAAATAAGATAATGCTTGTCCGTTTAATGTGCCTGTGCTAGCGGTTAATGTAATAGCAGAACCGCCCGCTGTTGCACTTACTTGGAATGTAGTCGAAGCAAAGCCAGAAACAACATAGTAAGTTGTACCTAAAGTAAGTCCGCCGAAGCTGGCACTGAAGATAATCGGTTGGTTAGTGGCTAACCCAGTTGTACTAACACAGTTAATTACACTAGTAGTTGATCCAGTGACGCTAATTGTTACACCTGCTTGTGAGCTACCTAATACTAACTGTGGTACTGTGGGTGGAGTAAATGACGATACTACCATAGTGCCTGTTGTAGTACTTAATACAGCAGCCGGGCCGCCTGGAGCAGTTGAAACTGTAAAAGTATTGTTTGAAGGTACTGTTAAAACATAATACGGAATATTAGGAATAATACCGCCGAAAGACGTACCTGTGAAAATCACTTGTTGGTTAGTTTGCAAGTAAGTTGTTGCAAGGTACATATTCACACCAGTAACAGCTCCGTTAGTACCTAATGAAACTGGTTGACCGTTAAATGATGTTGAAATGCTAAATGTTGTAGACGAAATAATCGAATGAACATAGTATGTAATACCAGCATACACCGCAGACCCTGAAATCGTTGCACTAAACACAACAGACTGTCCTACTGTTAATAAGTTAGTTGACGCTGAGGTAGTTATATATGAAAAACCAGAAGTACCTGTTGTTGCAGTTGTAGCAGTAATTGCAAATAATGCAGTTGTTAAAACGTTAGATGATGCTGTCGATGCAGTAACAGTAACGCCTTGTAGCATGCCGTTATATCCTGCTTGTGCGGATGTGCCAAGGGTAAGTGCTGACGCCATTGCAGTTGGGTACTGTGCAGTAGCTGGGTTAGCAACAGGAGTAACTACCGGAACAACAGACATTGTACCGATTGCAGAAACTAATGGAATAGTTGGGCCGCCCGGGTATGCAGCGATAGAAAATGTAGTACCGCTTGCGCCACCTGGTAAACTTGCAACATAAAAGTTCATGTTGTAGAACGAATAACCAAATGTTGCTCCGTGGAAGTTAATAGGCATGCCGACTGAAAGGTTATTAACCGTTTGCTGTACAATCATCGGAAATGCACTAGTTGTTAACATTTGTACAGGTCCGTTCCAAATTGGGGAAACTGTAAATGTTGTTGAGCTGTTAACAGTAAGGATATAATAAACAACACCTGCTGTTAAGTTGCCGGCTGATGCACTGAATACAACGGGCTGTCCAGCTGCAAATGTAGCAGTACTTGAAACAGTAATAAGGTTAGTGTTTTCAGTGGTTGCTGTAACAACGTACGATGCTGTTGTAAATGCGTTAGTTGTTGCCGATGATGTGTCAATTGTTAATACTTGCTGTGTTTCAACTAAAGTCGATGCTGCACTCTGTTGTGCCACGAACGACTGTGAACCGTGAACGTTTGATACTACTTGCGAACCGATCGGGGTGTTGGTCAACGCCATTCTTACCCTTGCATCATATGCTGCTCTGTTGGTAAAGGTAGTATTAACTACTGTATTTGTAGTACTTGCGTTTGTACTTGGTAGCGTAACTAACTGCTGGTAATTAAACGGATTACCATTTAAGTCTTGTGCGCCATATTTTGCTGCGGTTGTCATTTATTGTACTCCTTAAATCCTTGCGCCTTATTACCAGGCATTTGTCCATAATGTATTTAGTGATAAAACTGTTCTAGCTTTTGCTAAACTTGCTGCGGCGGTATCAATTGCAGATTGCACATTTGTACTTGCTGCTGGTAATAACGTATTGTTATAATATAAATCTGCCGCCGATGCATTAACTAGATAGTTACCTAATGTGTTTGTTCCTGCACTTATGATCTGGTAACGGAGATCAATATATGTCAAACCGTTATCTAATGTTTGTACAGCGCCTGTTGAGTTAACAACTACTGCTCCAATCCACACAAAATCTTGGAAAGGTAATCCAGTAAGACTTGTATCTCTTGGTTCAGATTGTGCCGACTGTCTTGCAGCCGCCAATGTTGTAAATACTCGTTGTCCTACAAGTTTCATAACACCGCCTAAACGTTTATCGCTAGTAGCAATGAAATATGTAACTGTGTATTGTCCTGATGTAAGTGTAGTTAATGCACCAGAACCGTTATATTGTGCAGTACCGGTTGACAAGTAACCAAAGTTATTGTCTGCGGTTGCTGAAACTGCCCATACACCACTTATATTGTATAACCAATAATTTGTGCTTAATGATGCAAATGTATGTGGTAGATCCTGAACTTGTGTAGTACCAGCTATAGTATTAGTGTATGTTGTAGCATTTGCAGCAACACCAGTAACACCTAAACCAGTCTTATATATAGATCCTGCACTATTCGACAAATAGGTCTGTAAGGATCCTGGCATATTAATGCCGCTTCTCTTTGCAGAAACTACAGCAAATGTGTTAGAACTGTCTGTACCTGTAAATGTTAATAACTGTGCGAATGATTGGTAATAACTGTCTTGTATAGTACCGGATGTATAAACTACTAATCCGCTAGCATTAAAGAATACATAGTTAAGGTTGTTCAAACTTGCATAGGATACAGACTGTAATGTCGTGTAGGTATACTGTATACCACTTACCCATACACTAACTGATGTTTGTCCACTTACTGGATATACTGCTACTGTTCTAGCAGCCGCAGTTCTTTGATATACTGTGCCAGTAGCAAACTTGCTGTCTGCTCTAGTAGTTACAGTACCTGTCTGATCAATTTTAACAATGTTAACACCATTGTTTGAAATTTCAACAATGCCGATGCTGTTGGTATTAAAAGTATTAAAGCCAGTTGGTTCAAGTACCTGTGTACGAGCAGTATCAACATAAGTTTTAACTGCACTTTCTGTTGGTACGCTAGAGCTACTATTATTAATTAAGGTTCCGTCTGTCGAGAACTTGTTAATTGTAGCACCAGTTAATGTACCAATCGATNCAAGTGTTAATGCTGAATTACCAGTTATAGTAAATGCAGCTGGATTAAGTGTAGCAGTACCGGTCGATTGGTTAATTGTTAAGTAACTACCAACTGTAAAACGACCGTCTTGACTTAAAGCGTTATAATATACTCTACCGGGTAAAATTTGTTGTATTTCTTGTGCAGAGAACGGTCCAGATGCCGGAGTGCCTGGATAGTTAGTATTAGTAATTCCGCCTGTGCCAACATTGAAGAAATCATGTCCTGATAACCGTGTCTGCGATGACTGGTAGCGAATAGTCGCTGCTGCCGATACCGCATACAAGGTTGTTGCAGCAACAGTTAAGAACAAAGTTATAACACTAGATGAGTCAGTGTATGATCCTGTAACAGATTGTATAATGTAACTGTCACTACCAATAGTAATAACTCCACCAGCTGTCGGTAATGCTGCTAAACTATTTAATGCTAATACTGCACCTGTTTGATTAGTTACCCCAGTAGTTACAGTACCTGTTCCACCGCTAGTAAATGTTAAAACATCACCTGTTATAAACGATCCAGTAACACTTGAAACAAATACTTTATTGTATGCTGTTTGAACACCGATAACTGTTGCAGTACCGCCATTAGTAATTGAAGTTACTGTATCACCAACAGCAATAGTACCAGTGTTGTATGTAAAGGTTAATTGTTGTCCAACGATAGCCCCAGTTGCTGCTGTTTCTAAAGTTGAATAACCTACAGATGTTGCACCATAAGTTCCCCATTTTGAACTACTATTGTCAGAACGAATAGTACCGCCTGCTGAGGTTGCAAAACCAAAATAGCAATAAGAAGTTGTACATGTTGTAAGATCTACTTTTGCGTTATTTGTAACCCAAAAACCGACACCGGTATCTGAAGTAACATTATAGTAACGGAATGCCATTGTTTTTTGGCCCGAAGCATGTAACGATCCGTCTAAGTAAGCACCAATTGCGCCTGTTGATGAGCTAGTAGTACAGTTGGAAACACTCGGTGGTCTAGTAATAACTGATGCTGAATTAAATGCAACATAAACGCCCTTTGGTGTAGATGTTGAAATATCAGAAGTAGTACTGCCCGGTACCCAACCGGTCATGTTTGCAAAAGTTATTTCACGGAGCAATGTACCGTCGCTTAACTTCCACATTGTTGCTTGATTGTTAGGTGTAACTGCGTCGTCACTAAGACCGCTTGTTGGTTGAACCGTAACTGTTCTATAGCTATCGCCTAAAATTGCAACGCCTGCTGGAACCGTAATCGGAAGTTGTTCAGAATATGTACCGCTCTTAAGGTAAATTGCAGTGCCTGATGTTGCTACCGAGCATGCGTATTTAATAGTAGCGTATGGGGTTGCTAAACTTGTGCCTTGATTCGCTGCATCGGTTCCGCCTGGGCCAACATAAAGAATGTTAGTAGATCCAGTCGCGTTGAGCCATGAAAGTGTAGAGCCGTTACTTGAAACAGTTAACGACTTGCCTGCTGCCGGGCTCGGTAATGCTGGAAGCGTAGTAGCACTATATGCAATGAATAATGTCCATTTGCTTGCTGCTAAATCAGTTGGGAAATCACCGCCCGAAGTATGATCTAATAATGCAACATATACAGAGCCGGTTGGGCCTTGCACAATGTCATTTACATAATAAATTGTAGATCCTGCCCATACACCTCTATATTGTAAACCGCTCGAAAGTAGCTGCCATTTTGATGCTGATAAATCTGCAGAAAATGTGCTCGAAGTATGCGATAATAATGAGATGTAAGTATTAGCGCCATGAGTTACTAATTCATCGATGTTATATACAGTAGATGTTAGCCATGTACCTCTATTCTTAACGCCATATGATAACTTATTCCATGTTGCAGTAATTGTTGGATTTACGTTATTGTTATTCGAGATTGCTTGGAACAATGATCCGCCATATGTTACAACTTGTCCAATAGTGTAGCTAGTTGAACTTGACCATGTACCTTGATAGTTATATCCGTAACTGAATACTGACCAATAAGATGCAGAAGTACTCGGATTCTGTGCAACACCGTCTTGAATGGAAATATAGATATTTGCACCGTATTGAACTAAATCATTTAGTTTGTAATTAGTCGAACCTGACCATACTCCTTGATTGACTAACCCTACTGCTAGATATTGCCAGTTTGGAGAAAGTGCCGACGGGGCAATGTTAGTATTTGCTTGTAACGCCCTATATGCAGAACCGCCATATGTAACAACATCGTTAATGTTGTAAGTTGTTCCGCCTACATATGCACCGTTAACTTTAATACCGTATGCAACGATCGACCAATAAGTTGCGTTAGTTGGATATTGATTTATGTTATCGAGGATGGCAACATATGTGTTACCACCATATTGAACTACACTACCAACTTTATATGATGTTCCGTAATTAAATGTTCCTTGGTTAGAATATCCAGTTGTGTAAACATTCCAGTATGATGGGCTAGTCGATGGCACTTGCCCTATATTTGTTAATGCTGCAACATATGAATATCCGCCGTATGTTACAATAGATCCTGCAGAATATTCAGTTAAGGTACTCCAAGTGTTAATAAATTGGGTGCCTTGGACAAATACCTGCCATTTGCTGCTTTGATCTGTTGCAAAATCTGATGAACTAGTATGCGCGGTTGTACAAACATATGTAATTGCACCAAACATTACAATATCGTTGATATTATATAATGTGCTTTGTTGCCAAGGACCTGTCCACGCAAAGCCGCCCGATAACAATGCCCAGTTTGACGAATCGCTAGCAAAGGTCGATACTGCTGTATGACCTGTAATACAAATATATGATTGACCACCGTTTTTAGCAATATCACCGACTTTATAAAATGTCGACGGTGTCCATGTGCCTGACCATGCAATACCGTCGCCCATTAAGCTCCAGTTTGCAGCACTGAGATCGGTATAGAAATTTGCATTTGCAGTATGGCCAGCTAAACATACATATGTTTTACCGCCGTATCGCACAACGTCGTCTTTGACATAAGCGGTGGAAGTAACCCATGCTCCTTGCCATACAAATTTTAATCTTCCTAATTTAAATTCTGCCATCGTAATTCCTTAATTTTAAGTTTTTATTATTTATCCTGTCAATTATTATGACGGATAAGTATATGACTGACCGACCCTTGCAACTAAGTTCCCGTTGTTATCAAGGTAATACCATACTGAACGTTGGTCCCATCTCCATTGCTCGTAATTTAAATTAGCATATGCCATGTTATGGGCTACATCGCGTCCTTCAAAAAAATCAGCACCGAGTTCAAAGTTATCATAATTTTCTGATGTAGCACCAGGATTGTTAATTGTAATACTGTCGGTATTTTGTAGTTGATCGACTCTTGCAAAATAAAGATCGCCCGCATCAGTTCTTCTTAATGCATAAAGAAATCTCGGTTGAAATTGCGCTGTAATATTATCAAATGATTGTCCAACATAATTGTATGACATGTCTATTTCCTTATTGTATCACTACATAACTTATTACGGCATCGAACCCATTCGCTTCACTAGCAGATACCGTTAGTGAATATAAAGATGCTAATGTAAGTCTTTCTCCACCGTTAAGAACTCTTAAACTTGAGTTAGGTGGAACAAGTAAATTATATGCGTAGTATGCCGAATTACTCAAATTATCGGCAATTTTTACGCTTGCATATACGTTATCTTGTGTTAAATTTGCAAGGCTTAAACCGAGAACTGTTATAGTACCGTTTGAAGGTGCTGTTATAGCAGTAGTTGGTGATGTTCCTACATTGTTAATTATTTTTGTTTGAAAAAGTGTAGACATTTATTATCCTAATGTTAATACCATTTGTATGCCGATATCTATAGCATCGTATACCGATACTCCTGTGCCGCTAGACCAAGTTGAGCCGGTCCACACTTCAATGAGTGCATCATCTGTATTAAATCTCATCATACCAACTTCGCGAACAGAAGGTCGATCAGTACTACCATTACCAGAAGGTATTACGACGCCGGCGGTGCTTGCAAATTTGACATATCCAGTGCCTGATTCATTAAATGTAGTGATAGAGTTAGCTACTGTATTAGTAATAGTATTATTGTTTATTTTGAGGTAGCCAAGTACTACCCCGCCTGTGCCGCTAGTTGTTAAGTTAATATCAGTGCCTGACAAAACTGTTGTAATATTATTGTCGTAGATGGCGAGTTGATTTGTTTCAAATCTTGTCGACCACCATTTAGTAGCATCTATATACGACATTAACGTATTATTAACATAGAAATATAATACATTGTCACCTGCACCCGGACTTGATTCTGGTAAAATATAAGTGTTTCCCGCAGCATCGGATACGCCGCCTAATGGTAACCAATTTGGATCACTATACCCTTCGTATCTTGAAAGATCAGTATTATAACGAATCATACCGGCCGAAGCAGGAATTGGTCTACTAGCACTATTGCCAACTGGAATAATCAACCCGTTGTTGATAACTACACTACCTGTTCCAGACGGTGTTAAAACAATGTCAGTATCTGTAGAGGTCGGTTGAATAGTATTGTTATTGATAGCAAATCCTTGCATTACTACATTACCAGAACCGTTTGCACTTAATACTAAATCAGTGCCAGGAACAGTAGTAGTAATAATATTTCCATTAAATGTTATACCTGGTAATTGTAGGTAACCTGATAACGTAATATTATCGGTTATATTAAGTGTACCAGTAAGATTATAAGTACCAGTTTGATTAATATCGCCGGTTTGTGTAATAGTGCCGGTTTGTGTAGTGTTGCTATATTGGGTGATATCACCGTTAATGGCAGTTGCGCCAACTGTTGTTAATCCGACAACAGTTAATTGTTGTCCTAAACTAACATCATTGGACGGGATCGAAACATAGCCGGATCCATTTGCAGCTAAAATTAAATTACTGTTGTTTGATGTTGTAATAGTATTGTTATTAATTACTACACCATTAGTATCAATACTATTAGTAAATACGTTTTTCCATACGTATGAACTGCTACCTAAGCTATATGTATTAGTCTGGCTAGGAATAATATCACTGTTAACTTCGGCTGTAAAAGTTACTGTATCGCTAGTTTGATTACCTAATTGTATATTACCATCGGCAGTAATATTTCCAGTTGCATGTAGGTTGCCGTTAATTAATACATTAGAATTAAAATTAACTTGTCCAGATCCTTGAGTAGTAATGTTAATATTACCACCGGAATTAGTTGCTTGAATTGTGTTACCAGATAATGTTAAGTTTCCAGTAACAAGTGTTCCTTGGTAAACTACTGCATTAACACCAGTTGGATTAAGATTAATTACAGAATTGGTGCTAGAAAGTGAATTACCAGAAATAGTAATTTCACCGATAGTTATTGTGTTGCTAGTTATTTCAAGGGTAGTTGTTCGTGTAGTACCAACAACTTGTAAATCGTGCGACGGAGTGGTTGTTTTGATACCAACTCGGCTATTAACTACATCAAGATAGAGAAGATTCGTCTCAAAAGCTAAATTTACGCCATTACGAAGCAAATTTGATTTTAAGAGCGGACCTGATATACGACCAACAGCCATTTTTGCTCCTTATTCGCCACCGTGTTTCACGGATAACCACTTTACATAGCGGGTTTACCACTGTTTGTCCCTACAAAAATTGGTCTTATTTGTAGTTAAAATTATTTATCAAATTTTGTATTTAACCGAGGATGATGGTCCAAATATCCATAATATCTGTCACGTCTGCGACTGTAGGAGTTACCGAATTGCTAACCCATGCAGTACCATTCCACACTTCATCAATTTGGTTATCAGTGTTATATCTCAAAGTTCCTACTTCTGGACTTAGTGGTTGTTGACTAGTATTACCTGTTGGAAGTACAATTCCTGCTGTTCCGCTAAATTTAACATACCCCGTTCCCGATGTAGAAAATTGTAATGCATCGTTAGTTGGATTTAAAATAGAATTTTGATTAAATTGTATGCTATTAACATAAGTCGAATCGCTGCCTAATGGATTAATTGTTATATCAGTTAGTGGATTACTGTTAGAAATAGTATTTTGATTAAATCTAACGTTCCCAAAAGTAGAAGTGGTATTATAAATTTTTGTTGTATCTATCGTAGTAGTAACAACATTGTTAACTGCAAATCGAAGAACGTTGCCTCCTGAATATGGCGTAAGTTCAGGAATAATATATGAGTGTCTATTACTCGAATATAGTTGATAAAAACTAATAGTACCGCTAGGTGCCCACCCTTCATAAAAATTTGTTGTACTGTTTTCTCTTATTTGTCCGGTATGCGATAGAACAAATGTTGAATCATTATTGTAAGGGATGCGTAACGGTTTAGTTGTATTAATAACAACATTGCCTGATCCAGACGGGTTGAATACAATACTTTTTTCTAAATCTGTATGCGATCCAGTTATCGTATTAATAATTTGATTGTTATTAAACTGTAATGTGTTAAAAAATGAAACATTCTTTGTAGGATTTAAACTAATAGACTCATTAAGATTAATTGTACTAAGAATATTATTTGATATTGAATAATCACCTGTTTGTATAAGCCCAGTTTGACTTGTTATTAAATTTGAAAGGTACATTGACCCGGTAATAATAGTATTACCAGTTTGATTGATATCACCAGTTAAATTAGTAGTACCAGTTCTTAATATATTACCAACAGTTAATAATCCGTTAATTCTAGATGTATTCAACACTAACGTTGACGCATTTAAATTATTATCTATAACAACATTTGATGATGCCGTTACCATACCAGTGCCAGCAGTAAGAACTAAATCAGAATTAGTAGTAAGTGGTATAATCCTATTACTAGAAATCTGTGTGAGACCGCCAATATTAATAATGTTAGCGTATATGTCTTTCCATCTTAAATTTGAAGTAGCTGACCCTAACGAATATGACGATAGTGCTTCTATACCAAAGAATCCGACATTATCTTCTTGTAATAGATCAGTACTATTTTCTAATAAAAGTTCGTATCCCGAGATTGCAATGCTTGTATTAGGTAATATATCACTAGTAACTTCGGCTACAAAAGTTATAGTATCGTTTGTTTGATTACCAAATTGTGTATTACCGTCGTATGTAATATCTCCAGTTGTGTGTAGATCGCCATTTACAAGTATATTCGGTGTGTTAAACTGAACATTTCCCAATGCATCAGTTTGAAATATAATATTATTATTAATCGCACCAAGGATTGTTGTGCTATTGATTGAAAAGCCTGCTACGCCGATACTAGGTAAAATAATCTGAGGATTTGAAGATTGATTAGGAGTAATATATAGTTGGCTTACAAAATCTTGGATGGTATTAGGAGAGAATGCAACATTGCCGACTGTAAAATTATCGCTGATTAAATAATCAGTTGTAAGCCAGGTAGTTGTTAATTCTCTAACTGGTGTAGATGTATTGAACCCTACGCGGCTATTTACTACATCAAGATATATTAATGTTGTTTCAAACGCAAGATTTTCACCATTTCTAAGTAAGTTCGGTGATAACAGATTTCCAGATATTGAACCTAATGACATTACTGATCAAATCCTGATAAGACTGTTACTGGTTTCCCGTATGGTGGTGGGCTACTAAATTGAATATAATATCCACTTCCGGTTGTAGTTGATTCTGTAATTGTAATAGGCGTTGATACAGGAATTGTTGAAGTTACGATTAATTTGTTAATATTGATACTTATTAATGCATCTGTTATCGGATCTGTAACATATGACAAAATTGCAGTATTTGCTGGTATGCTCGAATGTCCAGTAACTAATGCACCAACAAGTGAAATTGCCGGATAAATTGCGCTGTTGCTTGTGACTAATCCGTCTCCTATGACACTCCCGGTTGTACTGTTAGCATACGACACTGTGCTAGTAGTAACACCGCTAACTGTGTAAGTTCCGTTATAATTTAAATTGCCCAACCCTGTTACAGTAATAGATTGTCCAATTGCAAAAGGATTTGCTGTTTGTGTAGAAAATGTTAACGTTACCGATGTTCCGTTTCCTGATACACTAGAAACGACTAAACTTGTTGCAAAATTAATTGTGGTTGCACCAACATTAGTTGCAGTACTGGTCGGTCCTATATAAACTTCTCCGGTAATAGTCGGATTTTGTACAACTGTATAATTAGTATTAGATACTTGCAATACGTTTTCAACTAATACTAATAAATTTTGGCCACCCCAACTTGAACCGCTTTGAACTACAGCCGGTGGAGCAGGATTCAACGGTCCAAAATATAAAGTGCTACTATCGCCTGCACCTAAATTTTGTTGTACAATTTGGGTCGATTCTTTAAACCTAAATGCTCTCCATGTACCCGATTGATATCCTTCTAATTGACCTGTAGTAGTATTATATCGAATCATGCCCGACAAGTCGCCTGCGGTATCAGTTCCGTATCTTCCACCTACTATCGGTCTCTGAGTAGTAGAACCGGCCGGAACTTGTACTGCTGCTGGGCTGGTCATAAGAATGTTGTTATTAATGTCAACATCAAGGCGTGCATCATTTAAAGATCTGCGGTTAATAACTTGTCTTCGTAAGTATCTCATATTATACTGCCAATGTACTAACGGTTGCTACTAAATTTGTAGGGATATCGCTCTTAGCAACAAGCATATCACCGTTTGCTAATACCATTTTTTCTTGATCAAATGATACTGTTTCACCTGCTGGAATTGGTAGTCCGTTAACAATAATAGTGTTCGATGCAGGTGAACTAGCATTTCCGCCGCTAGGAACAGCATACAAATATAAATTTGTTTGTCCAGTAGTTGGATTATTTGGATCAAAAGTAACTGTATTACACACAATAATTGTTGTAATTGCATTATTACCGCTGCTTGTATAAATTGCAGCAGTTGACGATCCTATTGTTGCATTTGTAATTGCCATATCGTTTCCTTAAAATAATATACTGAATAATAATGCTCTATTCTTAGAAACTAATTCGTCCGAGTTAACCCCATTAGCAAAAAATATACCTGTTTTACCCGGGTACTGACTTAGTTGCGGTGTTAATTGTTGTCTTGAATATATTTTTGTTGCATTCGAAGGAGCTGATTGTAATGTTAATTGATCATCTAATTCTATTGTTGCATTAACTTCAACTATATTGCTACTCGCCGTAAGAACTAAGTTGTTTACTGACTGGTTAGAAATTGTATTTTGATAAAAATTAATGTTATCAACATTCAATCCACTCGATGAAATATAAGCTCGTTTTGAAGTATTAATATAAAATTCAATGCTTGATTGATATACTTGGGTACGATTTGTTCCGAAATAAATCTTGTCAAGGTCTGCCATTCCTGGTGTAACTAACCCTGCGGTGACGTATGCTTGAATATACCGTTTATTTACAAGTACATTATCTGTAGTAGTTTCGGGAGGATACGTGTAAGGCATTGGGTCTGTACCAAACACTAACTCTGCATACGCTGTAGGATCTACATTAACTAAATCTACTACATTTGTTGTTGAATTATGTAAATCTAGTTGTAAATTATGAGTTCCGTCGGTTGTAATCGTTGTTAGTTGTAATCCGTTTAAATGACCGTCTGCGGTTTTCATTACAAATGTGCCGCCTAACGCTGTATTTGAAGTGTAAGGGTCGTAATGTGTAACACTTTCGTCAAAAACAAACATAGCATCGGAGTAACTTCCTCTACCGAATTGCAAGCCAGCTTCATAGTTTAGAGACCCGGGAATCCCGTTGCCAGTTTGCCCGTAATTTAATTGTAAAATGTTGTCTTTAACAGTAGTATTTGATGACTCTACTGTAGTTGTTGTACCTTTAACGTCGAGATTTCCAATAACAACAATAGTACCAGTAGGAGTTCCGTACACATCACCGGTATCAAATGTGATTGTACCGCCTGCTTGTACTTTTACTCGATAGTTGTCTTCGCTAACTTTTACTATTCTTGACATGTTAAATCCTTAAAATAGGGGAACATTGCTGCTCCCCGGCTTTAAATTAAGCGTTGTCGATCTTAACAGATACGTTTTCAACAGCACTACTAAAAGTCCATTTAACTTGTTTGCCTGTTGCAAATTCGCCGTTGCCTGAAATTTTACGAGTTAATAACGCTTTGTGAGCTGTTAACTTAGTAACCCAGTATTCGTTTGTGTGTGAATCAAACGCAGTAATGTCCATCTCAACATTGTTGTTACTCCATGAAGCAACTGTAGCCGAATGTGCAACTAACTCAGCCATTTTCGGTGTGCTTTCATAACCTCTTGCATCTACTTTGTAACGATTACTTGCTTCTTGTTTAATGATATCAACTAAACGACGAACTCCGTCGATATAAGCATGCGCAAGAATTGCGTTTTCTTGGTTAGCTGCGTTACCTTGCGCACCTGTTGAAGTACCACTATCTGTAGTTAATACTGCATTGCCAGTTGCTCGTACTTCGTTGCCAGTTACTGTTGAAAATGTTGGTAAAGCATCTGCTACATTAATATATCCAGAACCTTTTTGTGTAACACTAATTGTTTTAACACCGTAGAATACATCAAACTGCGCAGCCGCTGTTGGAGTTGCTCCAGATACTCTAGTTGCTGACTCGTGTACTGCATTAACTGCGGTATAATCGCCTGCTGTTAATAATTCAATATCGCCAACACCCCATACAACACTAATAATAGCGCCTTCGGCATTAGTATCTCCTGAACCTACTCCGTAGTTAAGAAATCCATTATGATCAACTCCTGCTGGCAAATCGCCGCGTGTGTTATCTTGTGTTAATGTAAATGATGCTGGTGGTGTGCCGGTTCCTGTCCAACGGCCTGAAGCGTGTATAGAGCCGCCTGAAAGTTTGTGAGCATTTCCGCCAGTTCCAACAGTAATATTGCTAATAACAAATGGTTGATTCCAATTTGAACTGTTTCCGCCGTTACTGTTTGTAGCATCGAGTGCAATAGCATTACCTACATCGTAATTAGTATTGCCTACATCGGTCGGGTTCGTTACTGCAAAACTATGAACACGTAGACTTGTTACACGGAATGTTGCTAGAGTACCTGTTCCTGCAATACTAAAGGTATCACCAACTTTATATCCTTGACCTTCATCCCATACTTCTGCTGTTACTGCTTGAACATGAGTCACGGTTCCTAGTGCTGTAACGCCAGTTGGTTCTGAAGGGTTTTTGAATGTTACTGAAGGAATACGTGCCAAGTAAGCACCGATATTACCGCCTGCGAACGATACATTTGCTACACCTTCGCCACCAATTTTGTCATCAGTTGTAGTAGCCGCAACACCGATGTTACGATTACCAAAATATTTTTTGTTTAAGGGACGTCCCATTTTATTTCTCCTTTAAAAGATCGTTCTATGATCTACGCGGTGGGGACCGCATAAACTCCGCACGGAGCGAACATTAATATTTATCCACTCAAGAAGAAAGGCTCCGAAGAGCCTTTCTACATTGTTTACTAAAAAGTAATTTCTTACTTGAAAGAAACGTTCTGAAGTGCAACCTTTCCAAGGTAATCAGCAGCATTACCAAGAGATGAAGCTGTGTTAGAAAGTTCAACATAGCCATATCTTGTCATGAAGCTAACTACTGGTTCAAAGGTAGACGGATCAAGAACAACACCACTGCTCATTAACGGAATATATGGGCAGTAGAATGCTGCTGCGTCTGATTCGCTAGCACCTTTATAACCAATAAGGACATCGGTTGAGTCATTAGCATAAGTGTTAACATAAATCTTCATAGCATTATTTAAAGTACCGACAAACTTAGTGTTTGTTGGTGCTTCAAAAGTGCCTTCAGTTGTACGAGCAAATGCCGAAGTAGTTGCTGATTGAAGAATAGTTAACGCGAATGGACTAACAACCGCCCAGTTACCTGCACCACGACGTGTGCGTTGAGCGATTAAGTTAGAAACACGGTTCATTTGAACTGCTAATGCAGCATGTTCGTCACCGACGAATGTAGCTGTACCAGAAACAAAGTTTTGGTCAAAAATTTCAATAGCAGTACCTGCTAATGAACCTAATGAAGCAAGAATTTCCTGGTCGATTTCAGCAGTAATTTCTTGTGCTAAAGCAGCCATTACTTCTGCTTCGATGTCAATCCCTTGTTGTGCTTGAGCATCTTGTGCAGCTTCGAAAGTCCAGCGAGCTGATAACTTACGAGTCTTTGCTTCAACAGTTTGCTTTAAGATTTGGATTGACATTCTCTTACCAGCTGCACCTTCAAGTGTTGCTGTAGAGGTTGCTTTTGATCCTGGATCTTGGTCGTTACCAGAATATCCAGCTGCGATCTTGAACGGGCTAAGTGCTTCTTCGCCTGCTACAACACCGTTACCATTGTCCGCATAACGAACACGTAAGGTGTGAATTTGACCAACTGGTCCAGTCATTGGTTGAACGCCAACTAATTCGTTAGCGATAACTGTCGGCATAACACGACGAATAACTGGTAAAATAACGCGATTTAAAGTTGCGACGTTGCCGGCAGAAGTGGCACCAGCAGTTGGGCTTTCCATTAAGTACTTGCGAGTATTGTCTAATGTAACACCCATTACTGATCTTTTTGTGCCTTGAAGGCCTTCTAAAAGAGCTTCTTTGGTTTCTGCCCAACGGCCATTGAGTAGTTCTGACATTTAAATTTCTCCTTAAATTTTTAGTCCAGCAAGGCGACGAATGTCAAAGATATTTGAGTCATCCTCGCTGCTACGATTGCTGTTGGAAATCTTGTTTCCTGTAATTTCTGTTGCCTCTAATAGTGCCTGTTTCTTCTGCGGAGCTTTGCCAGCAACAACTGCTGGGAGATACTTATCAAAACTTTCAACAAGTTTAAATGTTTTCACACTCTCCATTAACTCACTCATAATCTCACGTTGCTCTGTGTTTAAGGGAGCAAGTAATTCACTCATGATTTCTTTACGATCCTGTGCTTCTTTAAGCCTTTTGATCTCTGCTTGTTTACTTTCTAAAATCGCATTAGCATTTGAAGCAAATTGTTGTGCTTCTGCTAATTCAAAATTTTTCAAGTCTATAACTTTGAGTAATTTTGCAGTTTCTGATTTTTCGTTTAAGTAGCTAGTTGTATATTCTGCAGCAAATGCTTCAAATAACTTACGACCGAAATCGTTTCGACGAGCTGCATCAATGTCTTCTTTAAGACTTGTTAATTCTGTATGTAAACTTTCGCTTACTACAGTATCAACCATTTTTGCTGCACGTTGTACAAACTGTTCCTTAACCTTTTTAAGTTGTTCGCGCCCTTCACGGACTAAACGGACCTTAGTTTCAGCAAGATCCTGTTTATCTTTGTAAAACTCGGTAATTTCTTGAGCAAGAGCTTCGACAACAAATTGTTCTAATTTGCCAAATTTTCCAGCCATAGAAACTTGATCTTCGTGTAATTCACGAACTTCAGTTGCTAGTTGGCGTGAAACGAACTCTTTTATCATTGATGAATCCGATGCCATTTTCTTAGCATACTTGATCTTCATTTCTGCTAATTGGTCGCGGTCATCAATGAACTCGGCAATTTCGTTAGTGATCCCATCAGTGATCATACGATCAACTGCTTCAATCATAACGTTTTTGTCGTGTTCGTATTTTTGTGCAAATTCTTCACGAAGGTGTTGTGCGACTTGTTCGCGATTTTCTGTGATCTTCGCTTCCCAAGCCTGTTGAATTGACTCTTGAATCTCTTCAGAAATCACATTGTTTTCAAATAATGTCTTTAATGCATCCAACATGTGATTCTCCTTGTTATTGGAGTTTGTCTGTTACCAGACATCCATTCCTACCTTTTTGTTTCATTGTTTCAGATAGTTTTTTTCTAGTATCTGCTAAAACAATATAAGAATCTTTTCTACCTTTTAATAAGTTAGAGAGACTTTCTCTTGTTTCAGCAGTCACCGGTGATCGTTTTTTATCTAATCGAGCTAATAACATTTTTAATTTCGTGGCATTTATCATTAGTTCAATTTCGATATTATATTTAATAAGCTCTCTTTGAGATATTTTTGTGCTTTTGGGTCACCCTTAACCTCTTGCGCTATGCGTAAGGCACTATAACCATTCTTATTATTCATAAGATGTTCATAGATCGGTGTAGGATATGCTCCTGGAGCACTTGGTTGAGCTACCATATCCACTGTGATAATCTCAAAATCTGACACTTCACCGGATCCGTCTTCTTTAACGTTTCCGGATCCACGACTTGATACGCCTAATTTCACACCACTTTCTAACATAGTGCGAATTAATTGCCCCATTGGTGTAGGTAAGACTTTTAACTTACCATACCCGTTTGGACCGTCCATCCACATGCTTACTATCATGTGGCTGACTCTATCCAAGTTTATTTTTAGATCATCTGGATGATCTACTTCTCCAAGAACAGAATAGCCATTTTGAATCTGATCGTTAAGGGTTTTAACAGCCTTGCCGATCTCGCTAACAGGATACACACGCTGATTTGCATTACGTATGCCCCCTTGTATACAAATACCGCTCATATGCAAGTTTTTGCCTTCTTTTTCATCAGATTCAACGACTAGTCTTGCTTCGTTAAAACTTAGATTCTCTCGGAGATGTAACATATTATCTATGTCCTTATCTTACTTTTCTACCGATAATACTAGATGTGTTATCGGCCTTTTCACTAGAGCCTTTCTTTTCTGGGCCATGACCTGGTTCTCTTTTAGTAAACGCAGTCTTTCCGGCTTTTGAGTCTGGGCGATTTTGAATTGTACCGAGACCTTTTGTTAAATCATCTGTTGAAGGATTCAACAATCCGCCGTTAGTGCCGCCTGATAAACTAGTGTCGCCACGGAGAATATTTGCAGTTGTACCGCCCATATCGTTTTTCATGTTATCAATCACACTTTTTGTGTTCAATCCATTATCGCCGTGCGTTGGTAATGCAACTTTGTTGACATATTCCATAAACGCTTCAAATTCATCTTGTGGCATTTGCTTGTCACCGTCGTGATGATAATGATGAATTTCTTTAACTTCTTGATCATCGTCGCCAAGTTCACCACCAAATTCATCTTCATCACCATCTTCGTCACCGAAGTCTGGGTCATCTTCGCCATCGTTGTGTTCTGGTTCATTGGCTTCATCGGCCATTAATGAATCAAATTCTGCTTTTAATTCTTCTAACGCGTCTTCAAGATCCATTACTCGATCTTCTAACTCTTCGTCATCGTCTGAATCAGCATTTGTTTCGTCATCATCGATATCACTGATGAAGTCATCGGATGCATCGCCGCCGATATCGTCGTTGTCGCTATCGTCGCTGCCTTCCTCTTCTTCTTCCTCTTCTTC